CCCGTCTACGTGAAACGCGAAGACTTGTGCTGGCCGTTCCCTCCGCTCTCGAAGGCGCGTGGCGTCTGGGCGGCGATTGAGAATCGACCGGGCGTGAACGTGGCCGTTGTGGATACGGGCCGGAGTCTGAACGGGCAGCTGGTCGCGACGATTGGATTGACGTTAGGCCGGAAGGTGATGTGCGGCTTCCCGCGCTACCGGAAGGAACCGGACGTGATCCCTGGGCCACAGCTGGCGCTCCGCTCGCTCGGCGTGGAACTGGTTCCGTTGCAGGCCAACCGCCAGTTCATGATGCGGTATGAGATGGGGCGGCTCCTCCCGTCCGGGTGGTTCCTCTTTCCGACCGGCCTCCGCCTCCCGGAGACCGTAGACGCCACGGAACGGGAGGCGGGAGCCGTATCCCCCAGCCCAGGCTCCTTCGTGGTCCCTACGGGAACGGGAACACACCTCGCCGGGGTGCTCCGGGCCTTCTCCGGGCCGGTTCTCGCGATCCAAGGCTACGCGCGGGAGGAAGGCCGCTTCCGGAGGGACGTTGAACGGATGGCCGGTCGTCCGATTGACCAATCGCGCTTGCGTGTCGTGGACCCGAAGCGCGGATACTTCGAGATCAGAGCCGGATTGCTTCCACCGTTTCCGGCGCACTTGCACTACGAGACTCCCGCGTGGGCGTATCTGAACGGGCCTGGCGTCGTGGAGTCTCTGCCCCAACCCATCGTCTTCTGGAACATCGGAGCGTAACGTGGAAGAGATTGCCAAGTTGTTGCATGGGATTCAAGTCCAACTCTTTTGCATCTGTGCGGAGTTGGCCGCCTTGATCTTCATCGTCGCGATGCGGAGGAAATAATGCAATCTGAAACCGATCTCACCGGGCACGAAGAGACCGTGGCGATGAACGAGGCGTATGAATACTTCATGCGTGTCGATCCGGATATGCGGGAGTTCTTGGGCCCCATCGAGACGAAGGAAGACGAGATCACGGGCCGTTCGATGCGGCAGCGGTGGGCGCGCATCGCGATGATTCGCGGTGCAACGGAGATGCATCCCACGACCGTCTACCTCGACCCATTCCCGCACATCCGGCAGGAGAAGGGCAAAGACTTGCAGGGTTGGTACAGCGGGAAGTCGGATGGCGCACAGCACGGGATGCGCGAGCGGCCGTGCGAGACGGATGCGATCCTGACGCAGCCATACGGCGGCTATTGCACCGTGGGGTGTCAGTTCTGCTACATCAACAGCGGCACGCGCGGCTATCGCGGCTCCGGCCTGATCACGGTCCCCATCGGCTACGGCGCGCACGTCAAGAAGCAACTCAAGTCGATGCAGGTCAGCGCCGCAGGTTACTTCTCCTCGTTCATCGATCCGTTCCTCCCGATTGAGGACTACTACCACAATACGCAGAACGGCGCGACGGCGTTTGTCGAGGCTGGGCTGCCGATCTTCTTCCTCTCGCGTCTCCATTATCCGTCGTGGGCCTTCGACCTTTTGAAACGGAGCCGGTACAGCTATGCACAGAAGTCTCTCAACACATCAAGCGAAGACACGTGGCATCGTCTGTCGCCTGGGGCCATTTCGCTCGATGCTCACCTGGAGGAGATCCGTCTTCTTCGCAGAGCAGGAATCTACACCAGTATCCAGGTCAATCCGATTGTCCCTGGAGTCGTGGACCACGACGACGTGGAAGTGCTCTTTGAGCGGCTTGCGGCAGTCGGAAACAATCACGTCATCGTCAAGTTTGTCGAAGCCGGACACGCCTGGGCTCGCGCCATGGTCCAGAGAATACAAGCCAAGTTTCCGGGAACTCGTGGAGATCGGTTTGCGGAACTCTTCACCGAGAACCAAGCCGGAGGCCAGCGCACCATCGTCGAGGGATACCGTCGAGAAGCTCACGCAAGATATCAGGCGAAAGCAACCGCACTCGGTATGACGTATTCGCTCTGCTACGAGTACACAAAGAAGACGGGCGTGTGGAAGTCGATGGGCCCGGAGTTCTTGACGGCGGACCAGTGCCATGGGCACCGGGTGCCGATGTTCGAGAAGGGCGAGACCGATCCGGAGTTCTTCAAGGAGATGAGCGTATGCCCACCATCCGGATGCCTTCGTTGTGGTGACGGGCACGAAAAATCCCTGTGCGGATCGGATATTCTTACGTCCGCTCCCGCGCTCCGGCTCCCGCAACTCAGGAAGCCGTGGAACTTGACGCCGGTTGACTAAGGAGAACGAATGATTATCAACGTCCGTGGAACGGGTGGCAGTGGGAAGAGCACGTTGGTCCGGTCCGTGATGGACTGCTACGCCACGCGCGTCGCAACCTACGTCGAAGGCCGGAAGCAACCGCAGAGTTACCTGTGTACCGGCGCATGTGAGGTGCGCAGCAGCCCCAATCGCAAGCCGCTCTTCGTGCCCGGCCACTACGAGATTGCGACGGGTGGCTGCGACACGCTGAAGACTCCGGGACTTGTCTATGACCTCGTGAACGAGGCGGCCGCACGCGGCTATGACGTGATCTTCGAGGGCATCATGGTGGGCGACGACGTGACACGCTGCGTTGCCACCTCCAAGGCGTTCCCTCCGCTCCTCGTGATTGTCCTGAATACGCCCATCGAGGAATGTCTACGCGGCATCCAGAGCCGTCGCGATGCGAAGGGTAACGAGAAGCCGCTGGACCCGAAGAACACGGTGAGCCGCGCTGAGAGGCTCCGCAAGTCGATGGTCCCTCGACTGAAGGATGCCGGCGTCGAAGTGCGATGGTCCACGAGGGCAGAAGGCTTTGACCTGGCGCGAGAGCGGCTGGGCCTTCTGTGAGAACCTACGTCTTTCTGACGTGCAAGGCGTGCGGCCACCGATGGCTTGGCGCGATTGTCCGACCGGAAGACGGGATGAAGCCGGAAACGGCGGGATTCCGGTGTCACTGCCCGAAGTGCGAGGCACCGCCATATCACCAGCAAGAACATGTGGAGACTTCGGAGACGAATGAATGAGCTTACACGACCTGCCCGAAGATTGGAAGCGTTGGTACAAGGATCCAAACTCCGTCGTCACCCTTGACGACATTGCGAAAGTTGAGGCGACGATGACGCAAGCGCTCCACGCGGCTCCCGAGACTTTGTTCTGGTATTGGATTGCCGAGCGGCACGCCATCTATCTTCGGCGGAAGGCCGGAGAGCCGAAACCGTGGACGACCGATCCCATCCTCCGAGACTACAAGTTCACCAACCCGTTCCGACAGAACGACCGGGGCACGGTGTGGCTGACGGAGCACTTCCTGGAGCCGCACCGAGACGACGATCTGGGCCTCCTAGCCTTCAACATCGCGTGGTATCGGATGTTCAACTGGTGGGGCACTGGAGAACTTCTCGGGTGGCGAGACAATTGGCATTCTGCCGCTATGGCGACGATCCTAGAAGAGGCCATGAGGCAGGGCAAGCAAGTCTTCACCGGTTCCCACATCGTCTACTCACGTCCAGGGATGTCGAAGATCGATTGCATCGTGGACGTGTGCTCGGAACTCTACCACCTCTGTCTCGCCGGAGGAGCCTTCACGACCGTTTGTGCGGAAGAGAACTCCTTAGAAGCGGTGTACGAACTTCTCAAGACCGTCGATTGTGTCGGGAACTTCATGGCCTACGAGATGGTCACCGACATGCGACACACGCGGCTCCTCGAAGGCGCGAGCGACATCATGACCTGGGCCAACATGGGGCCAGGCGCCAAACGCGGGTTGGGCCGTCTCGGACTCCCATGCGCGAACCAGACGCAGGGGAACGCCTCGATGCAACAACTACTGTCGCACGCGCCGTTTGGTTACGTTGGCGCGTTGGGTGTCGGCGGGATCATTGATCTCGACAAGCTGCCACCCTTCGAGATGCGCGACATCGAGCACAGCCTGTGCGAGTTCGACAAGTATTGCCGCGTGAAGTTTGGTGAGGGAGAACCGCGCTCGAAGTTCGATGGGAGAGGGTGAATGATCAAACAACTAATGGTCTGTGACCGTTGCTCGACTGAGATGCCGTTGATGGAAGAGGCACGCTTCGGCGTGAAGCCCTACGTTGGCGTCAACGGATTCAACGTGTGCAACGCGTGCGCCAAGAAGACTACCCTCTGGGACATCATCGAAAAGGTATGCATTCCGTTGGCGGAAAAGTTGAAGGCGGAGAAGGCGGCCAAGAAGAAGGTGACGGCATGAAAGTCATCACCGTCCCTAACGTCCACACCGCGCTCCCCGTGGCCGTGCGCTATCTCCTCGACCACGGTATCCGCCGAGACTCCCGCAATGGGCCGGTGATCGTGGCGCCGGAGCCGGTCACGACCGTCTACACACGGCCGCTGGAGCGCGTGATCTTCTGGCCGGAGCGCGATGCCAACCCGTTCTTCCACGTGTACGAGGCGCTGTGGATGCTCGCCGGGAGGAACGACATCGCGCCGCTCGTCCGCTACGCGAAGAACATGGCGCAGTTCTCGGACGACGGCGTCACGCAGCACGGGGCGTATGGGCATCGGTGGAGACAGGCCTTTAGCACGTTTCCGTCTAACTATGCGCCAGCGGACCAATTGGAACCCATTGCTCGGCGGTTGCGGGAGAATCCGGATGATCGACGATGCGTGCTCCAGATGTGGCAGTCATCGCGTGACCTGGACAGCCCGAGCAAGGATGTCCCCTGCAACACGATGGCGACGTTCCAGCGAGACCCCAACGGTGCCCTGCATCTCACCGTCTTCTGCCGCTCCAACGACATCGTCTGGGGAGCCTATGGCGCGAACGCCGTGCACATGAGCTTCCTCTTGGAGTATATGGCGCGGTGGATCGGATGCGACGTGGGCACCTACACGCAGGTTTCCGTCAATTGGCACGGCTACCTCTCCACCCTCGAAGGCGTGAAGACCCTCGGGAGCACGATAGACTTCCGAGGGAATCCCTATACAATGGATGGTGGAGTGAAGCACGTCCTGATGCCCAACGGTTCGATTGCCGATCTGGACCGCACCATCGCTCACCTCCTCAAAGCGGCCGATGAGGGCGACACGGCCGAAGGTGCGGTGGAGAGTGAGTGGGAAGGCGTGATGAATACGCTCCTCTCCGCGCACCATCTATACCGCACGCTCCCGGCTCCGTTCCGGTACACGGAAGCCATCGACCTACTGAACGGTGTCGAAGACAGTGTGGATTGGATTGTCGCGGGACGCGAGTGGATCGAACGCCGGAAGGCGGCATGGGAGGCGAAGCAGTGACGAGAGGCGAGATCGAAGGCACGAGACCACCTCACTTCTCAATGCCGAAAGAGGCCGGATACTATTGGGTCAAGACCGCTCACGCGCGTCGAATCACGGATGGAAGTCCCGTGGTCTTCAGCCGGTGGACGTGGGAGAACCCAGAGACCTTCTGGACGATCATTGAGGTCAGAGCCGAAGACGTGAATGACGCCAACCCGTATTCGCCCCAGTTGGGGACCGACATGGGCTTCTGGTGGAATGAGGAGACCGTCGTGGAGATCCGAAAGATTGAGGAGCCGTCATGAATCAAGATGAAGGATCGTGGGACAAGAGCGATAAGGTCGATCACCCGTCGCACTACGGCGGCGACACCGTGTATGAGCACATCAAGGTCGCGGAGGCCTGGGGCCTGAACTACGCGCTGGGGAACGCGACAAAGTACATTTGTCGGGCCGGCAAGAAAGATCTGTTTCCGGGCGTCATCACTGGACAAGAAGAGCGGATACGCAAGGGTCAGGTCGAAGACCTGCGGAAGGCGGCCTGGTATCTCCAGCACGAGATTGAGCGACTGGAGAAGAACCAGAGCCGGAGCGGAGAGCCGCCGTTGAGTCACTTGGGTCACCACGGCAAAGGGCGCACAGAGGCGGTTCCTGGATGCCCTTGCACGATGTGCGAACGACTGCGAGAGAAGGGATGAAAGACGCCGTCACTCGAATGACGATTGAGGAACAATCGGCTCATGTTCAACGACTTCAAGAGGAAGTCCAGAGTTTGCGGACGTTTGTTTGTCATGCGCCATTATGCGGCGCAACGAATTCTCAGTTCAGATGGTCGTGGCGGAAGGCCCACAAAGACTCTTGTACTTGCGGCCTGTCAAAGCTGATGGAGAAGGGTTGATGAAGGGCACCATCACTCGGATGCTCCACGTCAAGGGATTTGGCTTCTTGCGCGATGAGGACGGCCACAGCCGATTCTTTCACGCGGGAGCGCTCGTGGACCAAGATGAGTTCTTCCAACTCAAGACGGGCCAGTCGGTGGAGTTCACGCCGGAGGATGTCGGCTCGCACTATTCGCGTCGAGTGGGATTGCAGGACAATGGCCTCCGGGCCGTGGAGGTGCGACGTGCCGATTGAAGCGAAGTGGGTGGAGCGGACGGTGGCGGGCGTGAAGATGATCGAAGAGCGCACGAACCTTCGAGGGAAGGCCGCTGCGCAACTCTTTACGGACCTCATCAACCTTCTTGAAGTCATCGAGACAGCCGCACCGGAGAAGACGGAGAAGCCGCACTGATGGTCAACCTCGCGCTCACCTTCGCGCTCCAACGGCCGCTCGTGCTCCTCGACCTAGAGACCACCGGCGCACTCGACACGGACCGGATTATCCAGATCGCCGCGACGATGTACTATGCCGACAAGGAGCCGTTGGCCTGGAAGACGTACATCAACCCGGAGATTCCGGTGCCTATCGAAGTCCAGCGCGTCCACGGCATCACCGACGCCATGATTGCGGCGGCTCCGACGTTTGCAGACATCGCGGCGGAGTTCGTCCGGAAGGTCTTGACCAACGTGGATTTTGCCGGCCAAGGCGTGACGTTCGACTTGAAGATGATGCGCAGCGAGTGCAAGCGCGTGGGTGTCGAATGGGATTGGGAGCGGACCGATAGCCGTATCATCGACACGCTCCGGATTGTCCAAGTCAAGGAGCCGCGTGATCTCTCCTCGTTGTACGAGCGGTTCATGAAGCGGAAGCTGGAAGGCGCGCACGATGCCGGCGTGGATGTCGAGGCGACAGCCGAGATTCTCACCGCCCAGATGCGAGAGTTCTCCGATCTTCCTCGGGAGATTGCCGCGCTCTCTGACCTCTGCTTCCCCAAGCGACGGGACTACGTAGATCAGGCCGGAAAGTTCATCTGGCGCAATGGGGAGGCGTGCGTGGCCTTCGGGAACAAGTGGAAGGGCGTCCCGCTCCGCCAGGTAGACCGTGGCTATCTGCGATGGATGCTCGACCCCAAGCAGACCTTCCCGCCAGACGTGCAGATGATTTGTCGAGAAGCGCTCGAAGGCCGGTATCCGGAAGGAGAGAAGTGATGGGTGAGGCGAAGAGACGCGGGACGTTGGAAGAGCGGAAGGCGACGGCCAAAGGCCCGTGGTACAAGATCCGGGAGCAAGGGCCCACGAGTCGCCGGAAGTTCTACACCGTCCAGAAGCCCATGCAGGATCTTCTCCAGCGACGGCTCAAGGAGATCACGCGAAAGAAGCACCAGGAAGAAGTCGAGGAGCGGCTGAAAGCCGCGAAGAACCCAACGGAGGAAACGAATGAACGACCGACAACTGCTCCGCCAACTGAATCGGGAGATTGACCGCCTGGACAACCCAGACTGGTGGCAGCCGCACACGCGGCGCGTGGACCCGGCACGGATGATTACCGTTCCACTCGTCCGCGCCTCGGACAAGGAAGTCATCGCCAAGGCGTTCTTCGCCTCCGTGGCGCGTGATCCGGAACTCTTGGCCCGTCGTGCGGGGATTCTCGCGCAATGGAGGCTCCGCTGAGTCTCGTGAGCCTCGGAAGTCTCGACCATAGCGGCTACCGCCTTGATCCCTACGGCCATCAGGTCGTGGGGATTGAGGCGATTGTCGCCAACGCGGTGTTCGCGCTCTTTGACGAGATGGGAGCCGGGAAGACGAAGCAAGGCATCGACGGCGCGCAGCACCTCTGGGTCCGCGACATCATCGACCGCGTGTTGATTGTCGCTCCGGCGTCCGTGCGAGGCGTGTGGTATGACGAGGAGTTTGGGGAACTCGCGAAGCATTTGTGGATGGACACGAACGCGCGAGTGACGGAGTTCCACGCGCGTCTCCGGTCCTGGGATTATGGCTATCAAGACCGGAAGGCTCCCAAGCCGCCGTTGACCGTCATGATCACCAACTACGAGTTCATCCGCTCGAAGAACCGCCTGGAACAACTCCTCCCGTTCTGCACGAAGAAGACGCTGCTAATCTGTGACGAGTCGAGCGCGTTGAAGAGCCACAAAGCGCAGCAGACGAAGGCCGTGCTCCAACTCCGAAAGCGTTGCGGCCGCGTGCTACTCCTCAACGGCACACCCATCGCCAATCATCCGGGCGATTTGTACAGCCAGGGTAACGTGATGGACCCGAAGATCCTGGCGTGCTCCTCGTGGTGGGCGTTCCGGAGCCGCTACGCGATCATGGGCGGTTGGCAGCAGAAGCAGATTGTCGGTTGGCGCGACATCGAGGATCTTCAGCGACGGTTCGCGCCGTATGTCCTGCGGCGATTGAAGAAGGATTGTCTGGACCTTCCGGCGAAACTCCCCACTGTGGTGTTGAGCACGCCGTTGAGCGAGACGACGTGGGACCACTACACGGCGATGCGCGATGAGATGGTGACGTGGTTGAGCGATTCGACCGTCAGCCAAGCGCCTATCGCCATCACAAAGGTCATGCGCCTCGCGCAGATCACCTCCGGCTACCTCGGAGGCGTCGAGGAGATGGACATCCAGGAACTCGAAGCGCGTGATCCGTTTGTGGAAACGGTGGAAGAGACGACGCACGAGGAATCGCGCTCACCCGTGAAGGTGATTGAGGTTGGACGCGAGAAGTTGGATGCGTTCCTCGAATGGTTGGAGCAACGATTGGAGAGCGATCCAAACTTGAAATTGCTCGTCTGGTCGTGCTTCCGGCCGGAGATTCTACGGGCAGCGGCGGAAGTCAAAGCCGCGTATCCGTCGATGGCCGTGGGTATGATTATCGGCGGGCAGAAGCGGAGCGAGCGGGAACACGCGCTCCGGCTCCTGGACCCGCGCTCCACGCCATCCGGTCCGGTCGTCGTGATCGGCTCCGAGAGTGCCGGATCGATGGGCCTCAATCTCACCGCCTCGCATACCGTCTACGGATTGTCCACCGGCTACAACCTCAAGACGCGGTTGCAGCGCGATGATCGCACGCATCGCCCAGGCCAGATCTCGCCGGTCTCGTATTTCGATCTCATCGCCACGGGGCCCAAAGGACAGAAGACGATCAACCACAAGATTCTCGCCGCGCTCCTGAAGAAGGAGAACCTGGCGACGATGACCGCGAGCGCGTGGATCAAGGCGATCAAGGAAGAATGATGCAAGCCAAGCACCTCGATGACCGTCGAATCTTGCTTGCCTTCATCGAGGATGCGAGGCTGAGAAAGACGGAGAACATTGGAGCCTCGATTTCAACGACAGCGGAGCGTTTGGGCCTTCCAGAAAGACTTCTGCGAGCGAAGATGCGAATGCTTCATCGTCGTGGTCTCGTGGAGGGATGTTGGTGTGGATGTCGCGGAGACGTGACCCTCACGTCGAAGGGTCATGCGTTCCTTCTCCAACCATTTCTCCAACCACGTCCAAACGAAAATCGTTGAATTCACCGCGGATTCCCACGATAATTAGCGCACTCCGATTCGCGCAAGGCGAACGGTTCCCGAAAGAGGAGCCTCGATGAGACGAGCGAAGCAAGACGCCGCAGCACGACAGCGAGCCACCCGCATCCACCACACGCCATCCGAGAAGAAACACCTCAAGCGCGTGCGCAACAAGACCGGCCCAGCCGGAGTCCGCCGTGCGGAACGTCGCAAGCATCTGCAGCCCACATCCATTCTCGCTGACGTAACGAAGATGATCGAAGTTACGAGGGCTGAACCTGGATTCGCACCCCAGCCCATCGCGATTCTCGTGGACTCAGAGGCCGGCACCGTCACTCCCAAGGAGGATCTGTGATTATCCTCTGCGCAGGCGCTCGCGATTGGACCAACCGCGCCGTCATCAAGGCCACGCTCCAGTCCCTCGGAGACGGCCAGCACATGGTGATTGCCAATGATGAGCCGGGAGCCGCTGCGTTGTCCCTCGACATTGCAGATGAACTCCGCTTCCGGCTCCTGAAGATTGCCCTCGAAGGCGATTCCACCAACGATATGGCGCTCTTCATCCGCGACGTGAAGATGTTCGAGGCGGAGCCGGAATTGGAGCGGGTGTATCTCTTCCACGACACACCGTTCAAGTCCATCGCGGCACGACGGATCACGATGGCGGCAACGACGAAGAAGATTTGGATTGCGAACGTCCGGAGTGACGGCGCGACGTTTCTTGGCGTCTGAGAAGGAGTGAATGAATGAGCTTACATAGAGCAATGACGGCGATGACCGCGAATTTACTACTGGAGACGATTACCCCAACTCGGGCCTCGGAGCTACTCCAGAATAACGCGAACAACCGCGCCATTAGAAAATCGGTTGTCGAGCGTTATGCGGAAGACATGCTCAAAGGGATTTGGGACACTTCTTGGGTGAACCCGATTATTTTGAGCCAATCGGGAAGACTTCTTCAAGGACAACATCGGCTCTTCGCAATTATCAAATCCGGAGTCACGTTGGACTTGTTCGTCCAACGAGAAGTCTCTGAAGACTCGTATCTCAATATGGATTCCGGAACGCCTCGGAATCTTGCGGATTACGAAAGATTTTCCGGAACCAACGTGAATTCGCGACACATCTCTGCTGCGGTGATGATGCGTCGGTCTCTTACGGGAGAAGGGCGGAAAAGAACAAACCAGGCAAACCACGATTACGTTTTGAAGCACTTTGACGCTCTTGACTTTGCCGTCAAAGCGCTTCCATCAAAGCGTGGGATTGCTTCTGCTCCGGTTATCGCGGTCTTCGCGAGAGCTTGGTATACCCAAGACCGTGCGAAGCTGAATGAAGCGGCGGAGGTTCTTAACACCGGAGTCTCTACTCACCCTCTCCACGGCGTCTTGATTCGACATCGAGACTACTGCATTGGAGAGGGATCACGACGCATCTCTGCGGGATTTGGGCGGCAGGATCTTTACGCTCGAACGGAACGAGCGTTGGTGGCTTTCCTTGAAGGCCAACAATTGGTAAAAATCTATCCCGTTTCAAAGGAGTGTTTTCTGCTTCCAGAGGAGATGAACGAATGATGAACCTTCAGCAAGTCTCGAAGCGGCTCCGTGCGGCCGCAGACGCGATTGACGCGTTGCTCGAAGTCGAGGGCACCGCGAAGATCGCGAAGAAGATTGTGGCCAACCTTCCGCGCACTAAGGTCGTCAAGACGGCCAAGCGGAAGTACACGAAGCGCGCAACGACGTATTGGAAGGCGGTGGCCTGATGCCCGCCAAGATTCGCCGTCAACGTCCCGTCAAGGGAGGCCGGCACGCGCTTCCCTCGTGCGTCTTGAAGGAGATTGCCGCCCACATCGAGCGGGAAGCCTCCCGGTATCACGTCAGTCGTTCCTTCGTCATCGCGACGATCCTGGGACACGCGCTGCACGTCGCAGAGCAAGAGGATTATCGGGGAGCGCGGTTGCTCCGGAGAGTGAAGTGATGGCGTCCAAATACGAGAAGGTGCTGAAGGATCTTGCGCCGCTCCCGGCTGAAGATCCGTCGTGGCAGCAGGAAGTCGAGAAGATGAAGAGCCAGATCGGGGAGTCCACGGTACAAATGGATTTGCTCTTCGCGGCCGCAGAGAACTTCCGAGACGAGGTGATGGACGTCCTCGCCAAACCCTTCGCAGAAACCAAGATCACGTGGACTCCGGACTCCTTGGCCAAATACTTCCGGATGCTCCGGACGGCGAAGGATGCGATGGGTGAGGTGGAGTCCGAGATCAACATCCGCCTCGAAGCACTCACGCAGATGCTCGTCAAGTCACACGACGAAGACGAGACCGGATGGGGGATGTACGGCGCTCCGGCGTCTACGGTGCGGATGTCGGACGGTGGCGCGGTGCGCATCGAGTATGAGCCCACCGGGAAGGTCGAGGATCCACGCAAGTTCCGGACGTGGTGCGTGGAGAACGGGCTGGAAGACTCGCTCATGCTCTGGCCGAGCACGACGCAAGCGATTGTCAAGGAGCGCTTGCTGGATGGGAAGGAGACGCCAGACGGCATCAAGGCGTATGCACGTCCGAAGATCAAGCTGATGAAGCCGCCGAAGATGAAAGCGTGAAGGAACGGGCACGGATCCAACACACGATAGCAGACTGGAGACACAGCAATGGCAAAGAAGATCGAACAGAAACCCGCGTTTGTGGCACCCACAGCGATGGTCAAGCACGAAGAACAGAACGACGCGCTGTCGTTCAATCCCGCTGAGCTGGAAGGCTCCCTCAGTGAACGTCCTGCGTTCATCGCCACTGGCGATACGAGCGGAACCGAAGGCATCAATCCAGACGACATCCGTCTGCCGCGCCTCGGCATCGCGCAGGGATTGTCGCCGCAGCTCACGCCGGGAGACTCCGCCTACATCGAGGAACTGAAGATGTTCCAGATGTTCAATGATTTCACCAAGCAAGTCTACGGCAACGGGCCGTTGTACTTCATCCCGGTCCGCCGTGACGTGCGCCGCATCGAGTTCATCCCTCGGGAAGAGGGTGGCGGCGTGCGAGACTTTAACGTGCCTGTCATCGACGCACGCAACGAGTGGACGGAGGAAGACGGCGTGCGCGTGGCGCCGAAGGCGACGAAGTTCCACGAGTTCACCGTGCTCATCCTCAAGAAGAACGAAGAGGGCGTGACCTTCACGGAGCCCATCGTGTTCTCGATCAAGGACACGAACAAGTTCAACCGTCGTGCCGCGACGGATCTGAACGGCTTCATCAAGATGCACGCCTCGAAGGGTGCGCGCTCGGTGCCCATCTACGGCGTCATCTACAGCGTCACCTCGAAGTCCGAGAAGAATGACAACGGCACGTTCGGCGTTCCGGTCATCAACCAGGTGGGCTACGTTCCCACGGCGGAACTCTTCCACGAGGCGGAAGCCTTCGCGCAGAGCCTCGAAGGGAAGACCATCGTCATCAACCGCGAGGCGGGCGATGAAGACGCCATCGACGCGGAAGTGACGGACCGGCCGAAGATGTAACGGCAGAACCGGCAGAACCAAGGCGATGGGAGTCGCCGCACGCTGCTCTCCGGTTCGCTCTGAGAACCGGAGAGCGCAAGAGGAAGAGCAATGCCCCGCCATCGAAGACGTTCCCTCCATCTCAAGACAGACTCTGCTGCGCTCCGGCGTCTCGCCACGTTGCTGCGCTCACACGGCTACTCTCGCAACGTCGAGGTTCGTTGCCCTGCACGCTTTGGCCGCAAGGTCTATCGTCTTGCCTTCGCCCACGGCCGAAGGCGCATCGCGATTGAGTTCGGCAGACCGGCTCTGAAGAAGGATGCGACGCTGCGCGCTCTCGGGTGGAAGGTCATCCGGCTCTGAACCGGAGGGCAATCCCACGGATTCTGACACGCTACGCCCAGCGGAGCGTGACGATTGGCCCCACGGACGGCTAGAGACCCAGCCCGGTTCGACCTTCGCGCTGGTCCCCGCTAAGTTGTTGATTCTAAACGACCTTGAGACTTTCTGTAGCGGTGGTGACTTTTCTTGCTCCGGATGGTTGTAACGCACTGCGCTGGCGCGTATGATTGTCCTTGTTAGGTTGCTCGTTGTGAAGAGCGAATCGCCCGGTGCGACGCGGAACTGCTAAGAACCGCTACGGACTCGCCGGGAAGGAAAGGAAGCGAACGCAAACCCGCTTCGAGGTCGTCAGCGAACGTGCAACCCTCGAAACGGCCGAAGGCGTCCGCTCTCCTCGGAAAGCCGACCAGGAGCGATTTACCGCCTCTCTCCGGGCAAGGTCGATTCCGAAAGCAAAGCGGCCGAAAGTGGTTGTAGCAAAATCTTCCACCGGCCGCGACCGAAGACACGGACTTGGTTTGGAACACCGCGTGGGCTTCGGAAGACGAAGAGAGCGCAGCGGTCACTTCTGACTCGCTGTGTGAGCCACCCGTAACCTGCACGACTGGCCGCTGCCCTCCTTCGAGCAACACGGAATACGAAACGGCCGATGCACTCCCGGACGCGATGAATCGCGCAGAACGTCCGGATCGGCTGTCGCCGGAATGAACCGGCCTGACGAGGTTCCGATGATCAACCACGTTCTCGCTCTCGCCTTCGCTCTCTTCTCCCTCTGCATGCTCGGTGAACTCGATGACCTCCGGAAGACGGAAGGTCACGCCCACCGCATCGTTGCCGCTCGCGTTCGCTAAAGGGAGGACATCATGATCACGATTCAATATCAGTGGATCAATCGTCGTTTCGACATCGAAGTCCGAGAGAAGACGTTCAAGACGGAAGCTGCGGTGGCTTCGTGGATTGTAAGACAAGAAGCGCGAGACGATGGCGCATTTGTTCGGGTGCTTCGTTCAGAGGTGTCCAATGGCTAAACGCTTTGTGCTCTACGTCGATGCGCCGTCGCTGGGTGGTCGTCTTTACGTCTGCAAGGGAGCCGCCAAGTGGGTGCGGCTCCAGTCGTTGGCGCAGACGTTCGTGATGCGGAGCGTGGCTGACCGCGCTGCGAGGAAGTTGAACGCGGATGCGCGGCTGGTGAAATACGCGCTGGACGTACACGTTGAGCAAGTGCAGTGGTAGGCATACGAAACGGTGGCGAGGATGACGTGGCCACCGTCGCCGGATTACCGGCCTGATGAGGTGCCTTATGAAACTTGGACGTGACACGGTGTCGATGACGAACTACCTGATGAGCGGAACGAAGGGCCAGCCGGTTCCGGAAGTTGGGATGGGCGTGACAATCCTGATGTGGACGGATCGTTACGCGGGCACGATCACGCGCGTCTCTCCCTCCGGGAAGACGTTCTGGTATCGGGAAGACAAAGCCACCTGCACCGGCAACGGGATGAACGAGTCGCAGACGTGGACGCACGAACCTGACCCCAACGCTCCGGAGCACGCCGCGCGTCTCTCGAAGCGTGGCGAGTGGCATCGGTCTCCGGGCAGCACGCGTCTCGCGCTGGGCTACCGGAACACGTATCGTGATCCCTCCTTCTAGGCATAACGAAACGGCGCGAGGATGACGACAGCGCCGTCGCCGGAATTGACCGGCCTGATGAGGTGCCTTATGACGATGACGAACAACGCGATGGTGACCCTTCTCGACCAGTTCCAAGCGGAAGCGACGATGCGCACGGAAGAGTATCGGCGCGTGCTCGACTCAATTATCCGGATGGCGGAAGAGGCCAAAGGCCGTCCAGCCTCCGATCACGTCTCGCACAACCTTCTCTCCCGCGTCCACGAAGTCGCGGTGGCCGCCACCCGCGTGAACGCAGCGGTGCAGGCCAAGCTCACGATTGAGATGGCGGCACAGTCATGACGACCTTCTTCACCACGTTCGTCGCCTCGCACGAGATTCGACCGGGTGATACGTTCCGAGGCCGGATCGTCGCCTCCGTCGATCACCTGCATCTTGCAAACGGCATCCAAACCACCGTCTGCTACATCGACGGGAACCACGAGACAATCGCGCACGGATGGTCCTACCGGGTCATCCGCTCGCGAGCGTAGATTGAGGGGATACGAAACGGCTGCACGGATGACCACCGCAGCCGTCGCTGGACAACCAGCCTGACGAGGTTCCCTCCTCAGAACGAACGACGGAAAGAACAAGGTGACTCCCATGCGCGCAACCACTCGTTTCTCCCACCCCAACGGCGCTTCCTTCGACGTGCTGGCCCGCGACGGCAAGACGGGCATCAGCGTCTTCGCTCGCGTCCGTGAGACCGGCAAGAAGGCGGTCAACGGCGCTCGCAGCGTCTTCCCGGCCGACAAGAGCGCGGATGCGCAGACCTACTTCGACAAGCTGGTCTCGGACGCGACGAAGAAGGGCTGGGTGCTCCGCACCGCGAACACCGGCAGCCGCTTCACCGAGGTTCCCAGCCCCACGGCGCTGCCCGCCTCGACCGACAAGGTGCCCGGCAAGCCGGTCGCCGTCAAGACCGGACCGAAGGCGGTCAAGAAGTAAGTCTCCCCAACCGGAGTGCAGCCAACGAGGATGACCCCGGCTGCACTCCGTTCTCGCTGCGCGGCACACGAAACGAACGGCACGGCAGATTATCCGCCGTTCGTCGCCGGAATGGACCGGCCTGATGAGGTGCCCTCAAATGACCAAGATCATCTACCCTCTGCACGTGGAAGACGTTCCGTTGTTCGCGAAGATTCAAGACGCGATGAAGACGGTGGCGAGCAACTACCGGCTCCGTCTCACCTCCATCGAACCGATGACGATGCCCGCCACTGGGATGGCGGACCGTCTGGGCGAGTGCTCGCACGACGGCCGTATCCGTCTCGTGCTTCGGTGCACGGTGAACGGCGAGTGGTGCGATGCGCCGATGTCGCCGGATGAAGTCTGGGACACGGCCGCGCACGAACTTGCGCATCTTCGTTTCTTCGACCACTCGACCGATCACGCAGAGTTCACGCTTGAACTCCTGGCCGCGCTCCGCAACTCGCAGAAGTCCGAAGATCACCGCGACAAGATCATCGGCAAGCTGATCAAGATGCAGGCGCAGCGAGACTCCGAGGCCAAGATTGGTAACGAGGCGGCGGCGGAAGCCTTCGCCAGCGCGATCAATCGGATGCTCCTCGAACACGAACTGAATCCGAGTGACCTCGACTACGCGAGAGCGAAGGATGATGACCCGATCATCGAGATGAAAGCGAACCTCTCGAAGTTCGATGTGGACGCACTGAAGGTCCGCGTGGCGTGGCAGGAGTCGCTGGCGGCGGTTGTCGCTCGTGCGAACCTCTGCAAGTTCCTGATCCGCGCAAAGTCGAATGAGATCTGGTTTGTCGGAACGCGCTCCCACGCGATGGTTGCCGAATACACTTACGGCATCCTGGTCGCGGCGGCAGAGACGATGTCGGTGGAAGCGCGCAACGCGTGGCGCAACCAACTCCGTCGTGAACTCGGAACCTCGTCAGACCGGGAACTGCGTGAGAAGTCTGAAGGCCGGTCGATTGGATTCCGCGAGGCGTGGCTGGAGGCGTTCGTGGGACGTATCCGGGAGCGCTTCGAGGAGGCGCGGAGAGCGATGGTGGCGGCGGCTCCGGCTCCGGTGGCTGGCGGAACGTCTACCGCGCTGATCCGGCTGGACGGCGCGATGACCCGTGTCCAGAACTACATCGACGATAAGTTCAGTCATCGTCGTGGTTCTAAGACACTTTCCTCCCTGCACTCTCGCGCTCGGAATAACGATGCGGGACGGGAGCGCGGGCGTGCGGCTGCGGACGCGATGGCCATCGGCCGTCGTGGAATGACAAACGGAAACGGGAGCAGCCGCAAGCTGCTCTCGTAGGGCATAACGAAACGGGAGCACCGCGCTCCCGTCGCCGGAATTGACCGGCCTGATGAGGTGCCTTATGACGAAGAACCAGTTTGCGAAACTCTTCCCGCTGTCCGCAGAAGAAGCCTCGTTGCTCAAGGGTGCAGCGCACGCCGTGTGGAACTACATCGGCGGAGACTGCATCGAGGCCAACGGTGGTCGTGATCTCCCGCGTGCCCACGTCATCGAACTGGTCCACGACGCGGATCGGCTCTCCGAGGAAGTCCGCACGCAGCGTCGTCGTGCCGGCTCTCCGGCGATGCCCGTCCTGGATGCGCTCTTCCCTCCGAAGTGGACGCCGGAGGCGAGTGCCGGCATTGACTACTTCCTGAAGACGGAAGTGTTCCTGTACAAGCGCTACGGTCTCTGACCGTAGCGTGCGAACGCGAGGGATAACGAAACGGCTGCAACGGATGACCACCGCAGCCGTCGCCGGAATTGACCGGCCTGACGAGGTTCCTCCAATGACTGATATCTCTGGTAACGTTGTCCGCAACTGGTCCGCCGAACAGGAAGCGATCTTCTCGTGGTTCTCGAAGTCGGATGTGAGCTACCGCATCGACATCGACGTCAATGGCAATCTTGTCGTCGTCGCCTTCGCCGGCACGGGCAAAACCACGACCATCATCGAGGGCGTCAACCGCGCTCCCGAGGCGTCTATCCTCGTGTGCGCCTACAACAAGCGCATCGAGACCGAACTGAGCAAGCGCCTGACGCGTCCTGGAGCGGTCTCCAAGACTCTGCACGGCGTAGGCTACGCAGCCGTCCGCAAGTTCTGGGAGGGCATCAAGGTCAACTTCTCGTCTGACCGCGCTGACGCGCTCGCGCAGTCGGTCTGTGGACCGACCGCACCGGACGCGATCAAGAAGTTGGTCTCCAAGCTGCACACCAAGGGCCGTGAAATCCTTCCGCACACTCGCGTGATGGGTGAGGGACTCGCGGAACTGGCCGTGACGTTTGAGCTTGAGCCCGGAGACGAGTGGCTGGGAACGATCTACACGCTCGACTACGTGGAGCAGAAGGCGCTGGACGCGATGGAGTTGGCCGCGACGGTCAAGCCGCTCGTGACTGGCATCGACGGCTCCGACATGATCTTCCTTCCGGTTCGCAACGGCTGGTTGACCAAGCAATACGATCTGGTCGTCGTTGACGAGGCGCAGGACATGACGAAGGCGCAGCTGGAGATTGCCCAAGGCGTCTGCCGTGGGCGCATCTGCATCGTTGGTGACCCCAACCAGGCCATCTACGGATTCCGAGGCGCGGACAGCGAGTCGATTGCTCGCCTTCAGCGCGAACTGCACGCCACTGAGCTGGGTCTCTCGATCACCTACCGCTGCGGCCGCTCGATTGTCGAGCGGGCTCAGGCGTTCGTGCCGGGATTCACGGCTGGTCCGGAGAATCCTGACGGCGTCGTCTCCAGCCTGCACCTGAGCAAGCTGGTCGCCACCGCTGGCCCCGGCGATTTCATCCTCAGTCGGTTGAACGCGCCGCTCGTCTCGCTGGCGATGTCGCTCCTGCGGAGCGGCAAGCGCACGCAGATTGCCGGCCGTGATATCGGCTCCGGCCTGAAGGCGCTGGTCCGCAAGCTGAAGGGCCGTTCCATCCCGGACATGCTCGCGAAGATTGCCGCGTGGGAGCAGAAGGAAGTCGCGAGGATGATCAAGGCGAAGCGCGAGGATCGGGTGGATGCGATTCGCGATCAGGCGGAAATGTTGATCTCCCTGACGGATGGCGCCAAGAGCGTTGATGACGTCATCGGTCGCATCGAGGCGTTGTTCACGGACGACGGGTTGGGCGCTGCCGGCGTTATCACGTGCTCGTCCGTTCACCGCGCCAAAGGCCTGGAAGCGGAGCGCGTGTTTGTCCTCCGGGATACGATTCGCGACCACAACCAGGAGGAGCGTAACATCCACTACGTTGCGATCACGCGGGCGAAGCGTGAGCTGGTGTTCGTCTACAAGGAGGTTTGAGATGGACGAGGAACTTCTGGGATTGTGGAACCAAGCGTCACCCGAGGAGCGGAAGCAATACCTGGTCTCCGCCTCGAAGGTGCTCGCGAACTTGATCCATTACAAGACGGGCGGTAACCACGAGGCGGATGACCTCCGCCTCGTGGCCGCGACGTTGCTGTGGACGGCTGAGCAGGAAGCGCTCAGCTGATGGAGATCGAAACACGGCCCCAGGACGACCGGGCCGTGTCGCCGGAATCAACCGGCCTGAGGAGACTCCAATGGCAAACAACCCTATCACCGGAAAGTTCCTGATGGACGCGGATGAAATCCAAGTCGTCAAGAAGGCTCCGCGTAAGTTCCTGCTGACGGTTGTCCCGATGCGCGCCGACAGCCGTCGTCGCAGCGGGAAGGCGTACACGGAGACCGTCGAGACGGATCACGCTGATCCGAAGGTCGTGGAGCACGTCTACGAGAGCACGCACGCCAACGACACGACGATTGTGAAGGTGGTGGACGTGAGGGAGGTTCGATAATGGACAAGGAACCAAAGGCACCAAAGCTCATTATCACCGTCCATCGAGCGGGCAAGAAGCACGCGACGATTGTCGCTGAGATGGGTGACCACTTCTCACTCGTGGACGCACGCAAAGTCTTCGAGGCGGAACAGAACCTGAACAGCTTGAGCGGCTCTCCGCTCCGCTGGCACTTCCACGTCGAGTAAGCGGGAGCACGAAACGGCCGCAGAGGGTTGAGCGATTACCTCTGCTTGATAAGACGCCCACAATCGAATACACGGGTGCGCCGTCGCCGGAATCAACCGGCCTGAAGAGGTTCCCATGACAACGAACAACCCCGTTGGATTCATCACCCCGATGCTCGCCGCGCCGATGCCAAAGTCATTCGACATCCGTCCGGGCATCTACGCCGTCGAGGAGAAGTTTGACGGCCATCGTCTCATCGCTCGTATCGGCGGCACGCGCGTGCAGGCGTGGAGCCGGAACGGATTGGAGCGCGTTCTCCCTCCGCATCTCATCGAGGCGCTATCACAATTCCCGGATGGCGTGTACGATGGCGAACTGAACGTGCCCGGCAAACGTAGCTACGGCGTCACGGAGATTGTGAACGGCCCTGATCTCGTCTTCACGATCTTCGACCTCATCGAGGTTCTGGGCGTCAGCATCGCTGCGCAGACGTATGACCGCCGCCGCGAATACCTTCGCGAGATTTTCAGCCGTGAGCGGTTGCAGTCTCGCGCGGTGAAACTCTCGCTCTCAACCGAACTGGCCGATGAGGACCACATGCACTTGCTCCTCAAAGCGGTCTGGGCGCGAGACGGCGAAGGCTTGATCATCAAGCGCCGTGCGTCGCGTTACACCGCCGGCAAGCGACCGAAGGAAGACTGGATCAAGGTCAAGGCGCTTCGGAGCGCGGTGCTCACCATCGTGGGCTTCATTCCCTCGAAGGGCAAGATTCAGGATCGCGGTCCGTTCGCCACCGTCGTCTTGAAGGATGACGAGGGACACGAGACGACCGTGAAGACGAAGAACGATGCGGAGTTGGCGCGCTTCGAGCGGGAGCAGCCCACGGAAGACTTCATGGTGGCGCCGCATCCGGCTCTCGGACGCAAGCTGCGCATCGAGTATCACGAGCGGACGCCTGACGGCAGCTACCGGAGTCCGCGTTGGGACCGATGGGAGGATGAGTGATGGCGGCAAACGAAGGTGAACTGTTTAACACGCTCGAAGCGATGCGCGTCTACGGCGGTGGCTTCGTGAAGCGGATTGCCGAGGCCCACGCCGCCGCAGACGAGCGGAACGCCGCCCGGTTGCGCGATGCCTTCGCGGATTACTTCGCGGAGTATCGTGAGATCGGACAGAAGATGCAGGATCGGCGGGGATAGCCTTCCGGCACGCCGGAAGGCGCAAGGACAACAACGGCCAGGCCCACGGGCGTATCCCGCTGGACCTGGCCGTATTTTTGTGTCTAGGTGGTTTTAGGTCGAATACCCTTAGACGGTGCCCGGAGGCCCGTCCGGAGCCCACGACCGGGAAGCTGGCTAGACTCCCGGCCGTGGGCCCAATCGTCAGTTCTCGGGTGGTCCCTGGCCGCCGTTCCCGGCTCCCGGCACCGGGCCGGATTTGGCCCGGTGACGTCCGCTCCGGGAGGCTCCCGAGGCTAGACCTGCCCGCTCTGCGCCTTCGCGAGCGCGAGACCGATCTCATCCTGCGAGACGACCACCGCCCACGCCGCCGCCATCTGCTCCGGCGTCATCGACGGCGCGTGGATCACGGTCCACAACGCCTTCGCCGCCGCGATCACTTCGGTCGTGAGCGCCGCGCCTTGGCCGACCAGCTGGATGAGGATGCCGATGCCGAGGTTGATCGAGTTGAGTTGAGTCGTGTTGATACCGGCCATGATTACCTCTGGGTGATGGAACGATACGCACGACACAACATCGCGACGTGGGGATACTCGCGAGCGCACGGGTCATCCACCGCCACGACGACCGGCTGAGGAGCCTTCCCGGCACTGGACGCCACGAGGCTCACAACCGTGTTGATCACATCCTGCACCGTCTTGAGCACGTTGGAGACGGCCGGAGACGTTCCAATCTCCTGGATGACCTTGAACGCGAGGTTCACATCCGCTTGGAGACTCAAGAGCGATACCGGAGAGCCTTGCCCCGGCTGCCATGCGGCCGCTTCCTTGTCGTACACGAG